TAGTATACACAACACAACTAAGTAATTGGATAGCATTAAATCCTGCTTACACAGCAAGTTTAGGTGCACCAAACGTTGCTCCAGCAAATGGTCAATTATGGTATTACAGTGATCCAACACAAGTTGATATCATGGTAAATGTTAACGGTGTATGGAAAGGTTATAAACAAACAAACTATGATAGCAATGGTTTCCCAACACCAACTGGCAGTAACACAACCGATCCAAACGGTCCAATCATTAGTGCAACAGCACCAACAACACAAAGTGATGGTGTAACAGCATTAAGTTATGGCGATCTTTGGGTAGACACTAGTGATCTAGTAAACTATCCAATGTTGTATCGTTGGCAGTTGTCAGGCGGTATGGATCAATGGGTATTAATTAGTAATACTGATAGTGTCAACAGTCAAGGTATTATCTTTGAAGATGCACGTTGGGCAACTAACGGTGACACAAATCCAGCAATTGATACAATTCCAACAATTAAGAGTTTGCTAAACAGTAACTATCTTGATTTAGATGCTCCAGTAGCATCGTTATTCCCAACAGGAATGTTGTTATGGAACACAAGACGCAGTGGCTTTAATGTAAAAGCATATGAAGTAAATTACTTCAACAGCGTAAGTTTCCCAGATCAAGATTTGCCAGAACAAACAGATGCATGGGTAACACAAAGTGGTAACATGGAAAATGGTGCTCCATACATGGGTGCATATGCTCAACGTGCAATGGTTGTAAAATCATTACGTGCAGCAATTGAAACCAACCAAGACATTCGTGATGAAGATAACAACTTCAACTTACAATGCTGCCCTAACTATCCAGAATTGCAACCAGACATGATTGCACTTAACGTAGATAGAGGTCAAACAGGTTACATCATTGGTGACACACCAATGACACTACCTAATGATGCAACAAGCATTGTTGCTTGGGCAACAAACGCAGCAGGAGCAGCAAGCACAGGTGTTCAAGGTCTCGTAACACGTGACACTTACATGGGCTTGTTCTATCCAAGTGGTTTAAGTGTAGATACAGCAGGCAACCAAGTTGCAGTTCCACCAAGTCATATGATGTTAAGTACATTCTTATATAATGACCAAGTGGCTTATCCGTGGTTAGCACCTGCAGGTACACGTAGAGGTTTAATTAACAATGCAACAAGTATTGGTTACATAAATGCACAAACAGGTGCGTTTGTATCAATCAAAACAAGTCAAGGCATTCGTGACACACTCTACACAAACAACATTAACCCATTAGTGTTCTTTACAGGAAATGGCTTACTTAACTATGGTAACATTACAAGTTTTGAATCAAACAGCGCACTAGATCGTATCAACGTTGCACGTTTGATTGCATATATACGCCGTCAATTAACTATAGCAGCAAGACCATTCGTGTTTGAACCTAACGATAGTATTACACAAAAAGCAATTGCCGGTGTAATTCAATCATTGTTTGTTGACCTAGTAGCAAAACGCGGTATATATGACTATATCGTAGTTTGCGATAGTTCAAACAACACACCTGCTAGAGTTGATGCGAATGAATTATGGGTAGACTGTGCTATTGAACCAGTCAAAGCAGCAGAGTTTATCTATATTCCAGTTCGCGTATTAGCAACAGGCACAATTGGTAACAATAACGGGCAATAAGTAGATCATCTGGGCGTCAGCAATGGCGCCCAGATAAATAAAAGTATATTAGGAGAATACGAAAATGGCAGTAGCCTCACAATCACTGTTTAACATGACAGTAGCAGGTGACAACGCAGGTGGCAATCAAGGCTTGTTAATGCCTAAATTGCAATTTAGATTCCGTGTTAATTTTATTAACTTGGGTCTAGGCAATTCAGGTTTAAGTTTAACAAAACAAGTAATGGAATGCGCACGTCCAAACTTGAGTTTTGATGAAATCACATTGAATGTTTACAACAGTCGCATTTATCTTGCTGGTAAGCATACATGGAACGAATTAAATATGACAATTCGTGACGATGCCGCTGGCACAGTTGCAACTGCATTAGGTGAACAATTACAAAAACAAATGAACTTTGTAGAACAAGCAAGTGCAGCAGCAGGTCAAGATTATAAATTTGAAACAAACATTCAAATTCTTGATGGCGGCAATGGTGCATATACACCAGTTGTTCTTGAAGAATGGCAACTTTATGGTTGCTTCTTAAAGACAGCCAACTATCAAACATTAAACTATGCTACAAGTGATGCGGTACAAGTTCAAATCACATTACGTTATGATAACGCAGTACAATTAGAAAATGGTACATTAAGCGGAGTAGGTAATGAGGCTGTAACTAGAATTCCAGCACTCTCACAAGACTCAGCAACAGGTATTGGTAGCGTAACATAATAATACATCCTACTCATATGATAAATATTATGAGTAGGATTATTTTTTTATGGCATACGGCTTTAACTCACAACCTGTAGAAATACCTCCGTATAAAACAGATACGGTTGGTAATCAAACCCTTACAGAAATACTTTCAGATTGGTTTCATGCTTCGAGACTTTTTCGAAGTAATTCATATCGTAATGCTCCTAAATTCAAGTTTTTATATCATGTATACTTTGATATTAATCCTGCAGCATATACACCTTCAACTCCAGAACAAAGTAATTTAATAGGTATTTTAGTTAGAGAAGTTAAACTACCTAGTTATACTTTTACAACACATCAATTAAATCAATACAATCGTAAACGAATTGTACAAACAAAAATAAAATATGATCCTGTAAATTTTCAATTTCACGATGATAATAATAATACTATTGCTAAAATGTGGGCAGCGTATTATACATATTATTATGCAGATGGCTCAATTCCAGGAGTTGCTTTTTCAGGAAACAACGCACAAGCAAGTTCTGCAACTATAGGAACTCCAAATGGAGGCTCTCAACAAGTTGTTACTGCTAGTAACTATGATTTACGCACACAATATGTTCCTTCTAATGCATTACCAAATCCAAACAATTGGGGATATATTGGCGAAACAAATAGTCCAGCAAATCAGCAAGCAGCAAAAGTTCCTTTCTTTAAAAACATAACTATCTTTGGACTTAATAGACATAATTTTTTAGCGTATACACTTATTAATCCTATTATTACAAGTTTTAGCCACGACACTTATAACTATGATGATGGTTCAGGAACCATGCGTAATATTATGAATGTTGATTATGAAACTGTAGTATATAATGAAGGACAGTTAGATGGCACACAACCAGGAACATATGTTACAGGGTTTGGTAATCCTGATGTTTATGATCGAGATATTAGTCCTATTACAAAAGACGGAACACAAGGATATGTACTTAGTACAAATGGATTACAACCAAGTGAAGGAGGAGAAGTGTCTCCATTACGCAGACCAAATACTTTAAACCCAACTGTAAACAATCAACCAACTACAACAGCATATGCAGTAACTGCAAACAATGATATTCCTGAAATAATTACTACAGCATCAAGATTGCCACCTAATAACCCTCAATCAGGCATAAGCATACCTACACCAAATACTACAGAAAATGAAATACCTGAAATAGTAACTACATCACAGCGATTGCCACCAGTAGCAGGACAACAGGTTAATCCAGTACAACCCGTACAATCAGCCCCTACAAGTGGCGGAACATTTGGCGGTGGTGGTGCAAGTGGAACTTGGTAAAAAGGAATAATCATGGCAATTACAGTAGATAGCGTTTCACAACTAGATCAAACCGTAAGAATTTTTGATAGTTTTTATAATAATTTATTAAATGTATCGTTTGCAGATTACGATATGGTTTATAGTTATTTTAGTAGTGTTTGCGGCAGTGATCAAGTCGCACAAAATTATACATATTTATTTTTTCTAATTGCACAAAATACAGGTATACCAGTATTTACATTATTAGCAGAAGTGAGCAAAGGTAAAAATGCTCAAGGCACTACTGGTTTATTGCAAATGAATAGCATTGTTTGTTATTACTTAAACGGGTTTAAAGCAAAAACAAGTTTATATGGAGTATCAGTGCCATTACAAGCAAATCAACCTGCTGCTCGTAATGTAGTGTTATAATATGGCTAGATGGGCGCAAAGTTTTTATAATCCTAAAAATCCTGACAAATATATAGGTAAACATAAACCTTATTATCGTAGTGGTTGGGAACTTAGTTTTATGATATTTTGCGACAGCCATGACAAAATAATTAAATGGGCGAGCGAATCAATTAAAATTCCCTATAGAAATCCATTTACAGGAAAAGGCACAGTTTATGTTCCTGACTTTTTTGTTTTATACGAAGATAAAAATGGCAGACAAATTGCTGAATTAATTGAGATTAAACCTAAAAAACAAAGTATTATCGAAAGTAAAGTTACAAATGCTAGAAAC